TATCTCAAATCACAGGGCTTTAGGCACATAGAAAAGGCGGCCAAGGATGGCACGTTATATTATCTGCATTCAACCGCATACGAATACTGCGTAAGTAATGTGGCGGCGGTAGAGAAAACGGATGATGCAGTGCAATACGAGAAAGTTGAACAGACACAGCGAATTGATTTATTCGATGCGTCTGTTTTTGCTTGTATACGTTCAATCGCAGACGGCGAGAAGTCGAAAGCGGCAAAATCTTGGTGGGGCGAATAAATGAGCAAAAAAAACAAAAACAGGAATATCCAACAGAAAAGAGATAACACAACGCCAAGCCCTATAGCGGTATGGCTATCAGATGGCGATACGCTTGCCTGCGCGGGGTACACAAACCTTGCAGATAATCCAGAGATTATGACGGCTTGCCACAAAATTGCTGAGCTTATAGGCTCTTTAACAATTCATCTGATGGCCAACACGGAAAAGGGCGATCAAAGGATAATTAACGAGCTATCACGCAAGATTGATATTGACCCAGAAATGCATATGACACGTACCACATGGATGCAGGCAATTGTTATGAACCTGCTTTTGTACGGCAAGGGTAACAGCATCGTGGTACCGCACACATATAACGGGTACCTGCAGAACCTAGAGCCGATAAGTGCCGATAGGGTGAGCTTTAAATACATTGGGTACAGGGATTACAAAGTAATGGTTGATGGCAAGGAGCGTAGCCCAGATAGCCTACTGCACTTTGTATTTAATCCAGATAAAACCTACTTGTGGAAGGGCAAGGGCCTTACGGTATGCCTTAAGGATCTTGCCGACAATCTTAAGCAGGCGGCAAAGACCGAAAAAGGGTTCATGGAATCCAAATGGAAACCAAGTGTAATTGTTAAAGTCGATGCTTTAACAGAAGAGTTTTCAAACCCTTCAGGGCGGCAAAAGCTACTGGATAGCTATGTAAAAAGCGCAAATGTTGGTGAGCCGTGGCTTATACCTGCACAGCAATTTGACGTGGAGCAGGTAAAACCGCTTTCACTGGCAGATTTGGCCATATCGGATACAGTTGAGATTAACAAAAGGACGGTTGCGGCAATACTTGGCGTACCGCCCTTTTTGCTTGGCGTAGGCGAGTATAACAAAGAGGCTTGGAACAACTTTATCCAGAACACTATTAAGCCCATATGCATATCAATACAGCAGGAGCTTACAAAAAAGTTGATCGTAAGCGAAAAGATGTACTTAAAATTCAACGTACTATCACTGCTTGATTGGGATATCAAGAGCATTTACGAGGTATTTGGCGGCCTTGCCGATAAGGGCATAGTTACGCCAAATGAGGTGCGCGATAGGGTTGGTATGACACAGCTCGAGGGCCTTGATACGTTGCGTATCTTGGAGAACTACATACCTGTAGATGATATTGGCAATCAAAAGAAATTAAATAACGGGGGTGGCACAGATGAGTGATGTTAGACAACTTACCAATGTGATGCGCACAGCATCAACAAAATTCAATACAAGGGATGAGGACGGCAAATTATCAATCGAAGGATATTTTGCCGTTTTTGATAGCGTTTATCAGATTGCCCCAGATATGAGCGAATCAATCGCCGTGGGGGCTTTTGATAATACATTATCTGGCGATATAAGGGCGCTTATCAACCATGACACTACTTTGGTACTGGGCAGAACCAAGGCAAACACTTTGCAGTTACGCACAGATAGTCACGGTCTATGGGGGCACATCGATATCAATCCGAACGATAGCGATGCCATGAACCTGTATAACCGCGTACAGCGTGGCGATGTAGACCAGTGTAGCTTTGGTTTTGACATCCTAAACGAGGAAACCGACTTCCGCGAGGATGGCAGTGTTCATTGGACTATCAAAGAGGTAAGGCTTTATGAGGTATCGCCGTGCACATTTCCTGCCTACGAGGAAACGCATATAGCCGCAAGGGCTAAAGAGCGTGATGAGCTTGTTAAGCGTAAGAGCGAGGCATGGAGAGAAAAGATGCTTAAAAAGCTGAAAGGAGAAAACGAGAATGCTTAAGGTACTTTTACTTAGGAAAAAGCTTGATGTTGCCAAAAAAGCCCTTGAAGCACTGAGGGCAAAAGATGCCGAGTTCGCAAAGCGTGAGGCTGAGCTTGAGCAGGCGATCAATGAGGCGGCTGATGCCGAGGGTGATGGCGCTGAAGAAGCGCAGAAAGTCGTTGAGGAAGAGGCTGAGAAGTTCGATGCCGAGAAAACAGAGCATGAGGCGGCTAAGAAAACTCTTTCAGACGAGATTGCCGAGATGGAAACAGAGCTTGCTAAGCAGGAAGGTGAGCAGGATACAACACAGCCTGCAGAGCCTACAACAGAAACCGAGGAAAGGAAGGATACAAAAATGCCAGTTATTTCTAAGAGAAACAGATTTTTTGGCCGTATGGATGCGCAAGAGCGCACAAACCTATTTGCACAGGATGATGTTAAGAATTTCCTTGCAAACGTAAGATCATGCATCGCTAACAAGCGTGCCGTTGAAAACGTTGGGCTTTTGATCCCAGAGCGTTTCATTGACCTTATTAAGGAGAACGTTGAAAACTACTCAAAGCTGTACAAGCACATCAACGTTGTTGCTATCTCTGGTAAGGGCCGCGAGGTAGTGCAGGGCACAATTCCAGAGGCTATCTGGACAGAGTGTTGCGCAAATCTTAACGAGCTTGCACTTGCTTTCAACGATGTAGAGGTTGATTGCTTTAAGGTTGCGGGATACTTCAAGGTATGCAACGCAGTTCTTGAGGATTCCGATATTGACCTTGCAAGCGCGCTTTTGGATGCCCTTTCACAGGCAATCGGCCTTGCAGTTGATAAGGCTATTCTTTACGGCCGCAACAGCGCAGGCACACAGAAGATGCCTCTTGGTATCGTATCAAGACTTGCGCAGACAAGCGAACCTGCAAATTACCCTGCTACAGCAAGGCCTTGGGTAGATTTGCATACTACCAACATTATCACAATTTCCGCAGGGCTTACAGGTGCGGCACTCTTTAAGCAGATCGTGCTTGCATCTGGCAAGGCTAAGAGTAACTACAGCCGTGGCCCTAAAGTTTGGGTTATGAACGAGAATACTTACACAAAGTTGATGGCTGAAACAGTAAGCGTTGATGCGCAGGGCAACATTGTTACAGGTGTTGCAGGCACAATGCCTGTTATCGGCGGCGTTATCGAGGTACTTAACTTTATACCAGATAACACAATCATTGGCGGATTCTTTGATCTGTACTTGCTTGCAGAGCGTGCAGGTGCTAAGTTCGCTGAATCTGAGCACGTATTTTTCCTGCAGGATAACACTGTATTTAAGGGTAGCGCACGCTATGACGGACAGCCTGTTATTGCAGAGGGCTTTATTGTTATCGGCCTTGAGAATACTACACCAGATGCAACAAGCGTTGCATTTGCACCAGATGAGGCCAACATTGTTAAGGCTATCGCTCTTTCAACAAATGCAGTAACAGTTGAGGTTGATGGCACTGCAACAGTTGAGGCAGTTACAATGCCATTTGATGCACCTGTTACATGGACATCCTCTGACAGAACCAAGGCTAAAGTAGTAGACGGCGTTATTACTGGTGTGGCTTCTGGTAGTGCAACAATTACTGCAGTTAGCGGTTCTGCAAGCGCAAGCGTAACAGTAACAGTTACAGCTTGATGCAGTACAGAGTAATCAAGTATTTTATTGACCGCGACACCCTCAAAGAGTACAACGCAGGGGATAACTTCCCCTGCGATAGTACCGAGCGTGCAAGTGAGCTTATCTATAAGGGCTATATTGAGCGTATGCAGGATAAAGAGCCTGTAAGTGATAAAAAGCCTGTAGAAGAGCCTGCAGAGCCTACAAAAACCGCAAAGGCTAAAAGCACAGCCAAAAAAGCGGCCAGTAAAAAGAAAGCGTGAAGATAATGACGGATGCGCAGATAACAAGCATTTTAAAGAGTTTAAAAGTTGATATTGGCATACTAAGCACTACTGCCTATGATGAGCGCTTAACAGAGATCATTAAGAGCAGTTACCAGATGATTGTACGCGAGGGCGCGGCAACTCTTGATGCGGATGTTTTGGAAGATGCGCAACTCATTGTCATGTATAGCGCATGGACTTGGCGCAAGCGTGATAGTGGCGAGGGTATGCCACGTATGTTACGTTGGGCGCTTAACAATCGGATCATGAGCGAGAAGGCCAATGGATGATACTTTATTCTTACTCCAAACTACATACGAGAAAGACAAGTACGGGCAGGATATAGCCGTAAATACTAAGCGTGAAGTGTTTTGCCAGAGGCAGAGCATAAGCCGTAACGAGTTCTTTAATGCAGGGCGTAACGGATTTAATCCGCAGTATATGTTTACTGTGTTTAAGGGCGAGTACAACGGCGAGAGTAAATGCGAGTATAACGGGCTTACCTACGCTATATATCGTACCTACGAAACGGATAACGATTATATAGAGCTTTATGTTGAGCGCAAAGGCGGTACCAATGGCGAAGAAAGTAACGGTTGACAATCTGGATGCAGAGATTAAAAAGATTCTGGATCAGTATGCGGGGGATATCGAAAACAACCTTGACAGCATTACTAAGCAGATTGGCCAAAAAGGCGCGGCGGCACTTAGGAACCAAAGTAAAAGCACTTTCCCAGACGGAAAGACCTACGCAAGCGGGTGGACGGCATCAACCGAGAAAACAAGGCTATATACCGTAGTTACGATACACAACAAAAAGCAGGCGGGGCTTGCACATCTTTTGGAATTTGGCCACGTATCTTCAAATGGTACAGGCCGTAATTATCAAACAGAGGATGCCCCTGTAAAGGGCCGCGAGCATATCGCCACTGTAGAGCAAGAGCTTATCTTGCAATACGAAAGAGAGGTAAAAGCCGCATTATGAGCATGACACGTGAAGAGGTTTACCAGATGGTGCAATCAATAGGCCTGCCATGTGCGTATTTTGAGTTTACAGAGGATACTGCACAGACACCGCCGTTTGTAGTTTGGTTTTTTGCATCGGATACCGATGTAAAAGCAGATAATTGCAATTACTGCGATAAAGAAGTATTGGCCATCGAGCTTTATACAAAAATAAGGGATTTTGAAC